CAACCAAGCGACCGTCGCGCCGCGCCGTAAGGATGCATTTGAAGGTGTAATCGAATAATGGCGGCTCCGCGCTGTAATTCTCCACTTTTGATTCGATTGCAAAGTCGTCAGCCAGACCGTACAACTCACATAGCTTATCGGCTCCTGGCTTGAATAGGGTGGGCTTCGCCGTGCCGGGGATGGTTCCATAGTCTTCATCGGGCACCAAATATCCTTTCACGAACTCTTGGAACTCGGCTAATCGCTGCTTGGCGGCCTGAATATTCATCACCGGCATGAGCACCACGCCGGAATCAATGACGGGCACAATCTCAGCGTTAATTACTTCGGCCCTGGCCTGCTCTGGTTTCTGCTCAAGGTCGCTGCTCATGCTTTCTCTCTCAGTTCCGCTTGCTCGCTAGGGTTGTTTGCCAATAGAATTGCTTCTTCCTTGGCTATAGCTTTCAGCAAGCAATCTTTGTGAATCACGATGAAATTACGCTCGGAATAGCTTCTGCCAGTCGTCCACATATCGAGAACCGGACGGTCAGGAGTGCTATTCTTGCGGCACCTCGCGCATTTTTCATCAACTGTGTTTTTGATCGTCAACTGGAAAGACATTTTCTTTCTCCTTTGGCTGGCGCAGATTCAAAGCTACCAGCGTGTTAATCCTTTCACGTATAGCCAGCAATTCTTTGTTGCTCAGCGGCTCGTTGCTGAAAGCCCGGTCCCGGCCAGCAATGTTAACCAGAGCGCCGCTCACAGCTACGAGGAAGTCATTCGCGGTCATGGCTGACGCCTCAATTTAAGGCAGTCCAAGCACACTTTAATCATGTCAGCGACCTCTGCCACGCTATGCCTAAGGCTTCCACAATCATCAAGATAGCGAGCAATCAATTCCGCGTCACTCATTCTAGTTCCAGCGATTCGTTGCAATTCTTCAAGCGTCATACAGGTCGCCTTCTAACGCTTTCATCTGTCAGCGACGGGTTAAACAGCGCCAAGCCCCGCTTCAAAGCCTGCTTAATGACCTGCCGCCGCGCTTCATCGAGTATGGCCAGCACAGCGTCAAAGTCTTCGTCAGCAATGGCCTGCTCCAGCGGGGAAATCTCTTCGTCTTCGGCTGTCATGTCTGGGTCTTCGTAGTCGCCTGCGCAATTGCTGCACATGTTGTTTGCACCTCGCAGTGGGAATGTCTCAAACCAAGCGTTTCGTGTCAAGGGAAAAATGAAACTATTTTTAGGGCTTGACAAAGCGTTTCGTATCTACTAGATTGGAGAGCATGAGTAAGAATCCAGCGGCAGTTGCGCTCGGGCGTAAAGGCGGAAAGGTCAAGAGCAAAGCCAAGACTGAGGCTGCACGTCGTAACTGGCAGAAAGCAATGGAGATATTGAAAGTTCGGCGTGAGCGGAAAGCCGGACAGGAGGCAGCTTGAAGGTTAAAGCGCCATTTATGTGCCAGCGTATCTCAGAGAACATTCTCGATCATGGGCTTGTGCTGTGGGCGATGCTTGGCCGAGCTTATAAGTTTGCCGGGTACATCTTTTGGGACAGCGAGCCGTGAGCACAATCCCTAAAGCCCTGTATGAGCTGGTGCGCGAGTGGCGTGAGCGGGCACAGAAGGCTGTGCCTCCCGAGTATGCCGATAGACGCTTGCATGGCAAATATCTGCGATTGGATAATGAAGCGGCCGGCTGGGACGAAGCAGCAGATGAGCTAGAAAAGCAGCTTCTTGCATGGGATGAGCACTTCGCGCAGATGAGACCGAGCGACGATTATTGGCCACCGCAAGCGATCAGGCAGCAAATCCTGGGCCTTCCAGCCAAGAGTGAGCGGAAATAGCTTGAAGTACTAGACCTTGACTTAGACAAAGTTAGAGAGTAGATAGACAGTCTTAGATGGCACTTGGACGCAAAACGGGCGGTAGAGTCAAGGGACGCAACAAGTTAGACGATGGCAAGGCGTTTGTGGTGCATGTCGAGCGAGCTTTGGCTGCTGGCGGAATGACGGACGGGCTGATAAACATAACATGCAGGCAGCTGATGAATCCAGACTCGTGCAACCCCATCCTGATGAAGCTACTCGATTACAAGCTAGGCAAGCCCAAAGGGGAGAACGAAGATCACAAGCATCTGCATCTGGCCATGACCAGCGATGACGCCAACCAGCTCATTAGAGAGTATTTTGGCTTTGCCGCTGCCGGAGCGATTGAAGTTAGCGGAAGCCATCAAATCGAAGAAACGCAACAAGATAATGAGCTACTACCCGAATGATGGTCCGCTACGCAGAGAGTTGTATCCAAAGCATTTAGAGTTCTTCCGCAAAGGCCGAGAGCATAGAGAGAGATGCTTCCTTGCCGCTAACCGAGTTGGAAAGACAGAGGGTGTCGGCGCGTTTGAGACTACACTTCATCTTACAGGACGTTACCCAGACTGGTGGGAAGGCCGACGCTTTGAGACTGCTATTACAGCTTGGGCTGCTGGGGATACGAACCAGACTACAAAAGATGTTCTCCAGCGTGTCTTGTTAGGCGCAAAAATAGATATAGGAACAGGAATGATACCAGGCGATGCGATTGTAAAGACCACGCCTAAAACAGGCGTTCCCGATGCTGTAGAAACCATTCATGTTAAGCATGTTAGCGGAGGTATATCGGAGCTTACGCTCAAGACCTACGAGCAAGGCAGAATCTCATTTCAAGGCACGTCCAGGCATATTGTCTGGCTGGATGAGGAGCCGGACATGGGCATATACACAGAATGCCTGACTAGGACCATGACGACAAACGGGCTAGTGATCTGTACCTTCACCCCTTTGCTCGGCATGTCTGAAGTTGTGAGATACTTCCTTGACATGAAAGCGATTGAATCATGATTCCAAACCAAACATGGGCACATAGGTTTGAAAAATACGAGGATACCTATAAGCTGAAACGTGAGCTAGCGGCATTTGCGAGAGCGCTAGGGCATATTCCTATAGCCTATGTAACAATTCCATGGGGACGCACCGTTTTCGGCCCTGAAGTAATTCTGTTTTGTTTTAATCCTGAAGGTAAGCAGTGAGCAAAGCCGTCATTCAGGCAGCTTGGGAAGATGTGCCGCACCTGACGGAACAGGCTAAGAAAGAGCTTTATGACAGTTATCCGCCGCATGTCAGAGACGCCAGAACGAAAGGAATACCGCAGCTTGGTAGCGGAGCTATCTATCCTCTACCCGAATCTGACGTTCTCGCCCAAGACTTTGAAATCCCCATGTATTACCCGCGAGCGTATGCTCTTGATGTGGGCTGGAATCGAACCGCTTGCCTCTGGGGAGCCAGAGACAATGAATCAGGCGTAGTCTATCTTTACAGCGAGTACTACAAAGGCCAAGCCGAGCCAGTAGTTCATGCGCAAGGCATAAAGGCTAGAGGAGACTGGATACCAGGCGTAATAGACCCAGCCAGCCGAGGCAGAAGCCAGTTCGACGGTGAGAAGCTGATTGAGACTTACAGGCAGCTAGGCCTGATTCTAACGCCCAGCAAGAATGCCGTCGAAGCCGGTATTTACGAGACTTGGCAGCTTCTGGCCAATGGCAAGATGAAAGTGTTCAAGAGCTTAGTTAACTGGCTGATGGAGTTCCGCATCTACCAGCGAGACGAGAAAGGCAAAGTAGTCAAGAGCAACGATCATTTGATGGATTGCATGAGATACTTGACTTTATCAGGATTGAGCATAATGTTGCAGAAGCCAGTTGCTGACAATCAGCCACCGCGAAGACCTAAAGGCTGGATGGGAGTGTGATGCCAAAATTCCTCGAGGCGAAGTTAAAGAAAGAGTATCCGAATAATCCCGGCGCAGTCTATGGCACGATGAATGCCATCGGCGCGATGCATGGAAACAAAGAAACGAAGAAAGGAGCAGCCATGGAAGCGAAGCATAAAGAGCATGTCCATGAGCATTTGCAGACGCCGCACACGCCGCCGCACAAAGGCGTAGACAAGCATGGCGAAGATCACAAAGGCCATGTAGCAGGGAACCTGCCGGCGCACAGGCATGAGAAGGTAACGCATCATTACGAGAAGTGAATGCTTAACCCTCGAGATGACCGCATCCTGGTGCAGCGAATAGACGAAGAAAGCGGCATTCTGCTCACTGACCGGCCAAAGAGCATAAAGGGGTTAGTGTTGGCTGTTGGTCCGGGCAAGTGGATACCGGGGACATGGTGGTATCTCAAGAAAAGGCGCTGGCTAGATGGCGGAATGGAAGGAATAGAGGGCGGTGAATGGGAATGGATACCCGGCTACCGCGAGCCTGTCACAGTCAAGCCTGGCCAGATCATAGCTTTCAACAGCCGCTGGAACGATCTGGCTCATGCGGAGAATAAAGGCACAGGCGCAGATGGCGCAGGGAAGCTCGAGCGGCCTCTCAGTTACAAGCTTGACCAGAACATCCATCTAATTAGGGAAGCTGACATCTTTGGCATTCTGCCGAACGAGCATGTCAAAGTGGAATATCTAGGCACAGCAATGGAGAAAGAGCACTTTGTCAGCAGGCGCATTGCGGGGCCATGGAATGAAGCCTAAGCCGGAAGACAGTGCCCGCGTAGAAGAGTTCAGCAAGATGCTGTTCAACGCCTTCCGCTACAAAATAGCCAATCCCAACGAAATCAGGATGTTAGCCTTCGTATTCAAGATATGGGCAAAGAAACTCGACAAAGGGCAGTATCCAGAGAGCTTGCTTGCACTCAGGCTAGTTAGCCGCAAAGAGGTTAGCAACTGATGGCTTATGACGTTCTAGACGGCCAGCCAGTAACCATAGCTGGAGCTATCGAGCTTACCCCGCAGGAGACAAAAGACTTCCTCGCCCTTGCAAGGGAACGTTTCAAAATAGCCGTAGATGCCGAAAATAAGTTCAGGATGAAGGCTCTGGACGACATGAGGTTCCGTGTCGGCAAGCAATGGCCTGGAGAAACAGAAACCCAGCGAGCTGAAGAGAATAGACCTTGCCTGACAATCAACCGCATGCCGGCCATCATCAGCCAGATCGTAAACGAGCAGCGAGCGCAGCGGCCAGCAACTACAGTCAAGCCTGTAGGCAATGGGGCGGATATTGACACGGCCGAGATTTGGGAAGGCATCATCCGGCATATCTATGTCAATTCCGACGCCGAAATAGCCATTGACTGCGGGTTTGAGGCGATGGTAACAGCCGGCAAAGGCTACTGCGAGCTTTGCGCTGATTATTTGCCTGGAAGGACGTTTGACCAAGAACTGTATATCAGACGTATAAAGAACTTCTTCACGGTCTATTGCGACCCCAGCTCGACGATGGCCGATGAGTCAGACGCCAACTGGAAGTTCAAGACCTGCGACTATCCTTTTGAAGAGTATAAAGCATTGTTCCCTGGAACGCAGCTTGCCCAGTTGAATGACTTCACCTCGATAGGCGACAACTTCCCTGAATGGGGCAATTCAAAGACGATACGTGTAGCGGAATACTGGCACAAGGAATGGGAAGATGAAGAACTACTGCATTTGGCTGGCGGGAAGATCATGGACCGCAAGAGTTACAACCAAATGGCTGCCTTGATGGACCAGAAGCCCGAAATCATCAAGAAACGCAAATACCGCAAATGCACGGTAACGTGTTCTGTCATCAACGGCTTAGAAGTAATTGACGAATACGACTTCCCTGGCACGGTAGGCTATATTCCGCTCGTTCCATTCATCGCTTATGACTTCGACGTGGATGGAGAAAGGGAACTTTGTGGCATCGTACGGAATGCGAAGGATGCGCAGCGTTCGATTAACTATTTTCGTTCTTACGCAGCTGAAGTTATTGCTCTGGCGCCTAAAGCCCCATGGGTTGGCTGGAAAGGCCAATTCAAAGACGGCAAGTGGCAGAACGCCAATGTGGTGAATTATGCCTACCTTGAAGCCGATGTGGTTACTACTACAGGACAGCCTGCGCCATCGCTACCGACGCGCAATCAGTTTGAGCCGCCGATACAAGCCATTCTTGCAATGTCTCAAGCGGTGGACCAAGACCTAAAGTCAGTGACAGGAATATATGAGCCATCACTCGGGCAGACTAAAACCGATCAATCAGGGAAAGCCATTGACCTGCTGCAAAAGCAGGGCGGCCTCACCAATCTCAATTTTACGGACAATCTCAGCCGCACTGAGCGGCATATCGGCAGAATTATCCTCGATGCAGCCCCATTCATTTACGATGCTCCTCGAGTGCAAAGAATTATTAAGCCAGATGGAACTACAAATCATGTCGTTGTGCATGCAGGCCGCCAGAATGCCGCTGACGCGCTACTCTCAGAGCAAATCAAGGAAGTCTACGATCTTAGCGTAGGAACGTACGACGTAGTTATCGAGGTTGGCCCAAGCTATCAAACACAACGCCAGGAAGCCTTCAACATGCAGATGCAGTTGGCGCAAGCGGATAAAACCGGAACAATCATGAAGGTTGGCGGCGATGTGATTGTAGGCAACTCCGACATGCCGGGAGCAAAGGAGCTTGCCGCACGCATCAAGAAGACCATTCCGGCTAACATTTTGGGCGACGATGAAACCGACCCAGAAACACAGCTCCAGCAAGCGCAGTCACAACTCCAGCAGACTCAGCAGATTAACCAGGAATTGATGAAGCACAACCAAGAGATGATGCAGCAAATACAGCAAAAGACCATTGAAGCGGATACCAAGAAGTTCATCGCGCAGTTGCAATCAGCCACGCAGGTTGAAGTGGCTGGAATCAATGCCCGCCTAGCAGCTGCACAGCTAGACTTCCAGAAGTTTGAGGCTGCCCATGACGCGGCGCACGAAGCCGGCATGCAAGCGGTTGAGCAGCAGCATGAAAAGGGCATGGCCCAAGACCAGCAAGAGCACGAACAGGATTTAGCAGAGCAGCAACAGGAGCAACCGAATGACGGAACAGGCAGCAGTGGCGGAAGTGCCGCAGGAAGTTAAAGAACGGCAAGAGACAGACGCCTACATTGCGGAGCGTGCCAAGGAGCGCAACGCCCCTCCTCCGCCTGTGGTTATCGAAACAACGAAGCCAGCCACGCCAGAAGAGCTTGCAGCCGCCATTCCTGAACCTTTGAAGGGCAAGCCAGCGGAAGAAATCAAAGCCATTCTTGACAACGCTATTCCTCCCGAAATGGTGGACCGGCAAGCAGTGGATGCTTATATCACGGAGCGTGACAAGAGCAAGAAACGCAAGGCGAGGGGCGGAGCGCAAGCCAGAATAGACGAACTGACCAAGGAAAAGGCAGACGCTGAGGCCAAAGCAGCCCAACTTGAGCAGGAAAAGACAGCTTTAGCGGCAAAAGCGGCGGAAGTTAAGACTGAACCTGTAGTGGAATTACCCAAAGCCCAGCCAAAGATGGCTGACTACACGGATGTAGATAAGTACAACGCAGACATGGCATTGTGGGCTGCCAAATCCGTACCAGCCGAAGTACCCAAGGAAGTACCCAAGCCTCCGGCGATAGACCCTATCAGGAAAGAGGAGTTTGACAGGTTCCTTGAGCGAGGCAAGACGTTCATTACCGGCCATCCTGACTTCAATATCACGCTCGAGGCGGCTCATGTGCGTGGTTTAACCATGTCGGAACGGGCCAGAGTAGCGATTACACGCCTAGCGGCTCCTGAAGTAGCTTACTGGCTGGCTAAACCTGAAAACGATCTAGCGGCCCGCAACTTTATGAAGCTGGACGATGAAATGCAGGCTATTGAAATCGGCAAGATAGCTGAACGTCTGGTTGTAAAGCCTTCAGACTTTGTTTCTAGCGCTCCTGCTCCTGGTATTCGCTTGACCGGGACAACCAATAACATAGTCCCACTCAATGAAATTACCGACACAGACGAATATATCCGCCAGCGAAGGCAAGCTAAGCGTGCTGGCGGGAGACGATAGGTGGAAAAGCTCGATAAGGCAGTTGTTTTGTATATGGGCGATGAGGTGCTTGGTTCCCATGTCGGAGCGCATTGCGGGGATTGCTGGAAGTTTGTCGGCTCTGAATCTGGAACAGGCAAATGTATCGAGGTGGATGGTCCAATAAACCCGGCGCATGGCGTTTGTGGCCTCTATGTAAATGGCCGCGTATTCGATGGGGTAAAGCCAAAACTTCCTGAGCCAGTTCACAGAATAAGTAAGGAAATAGCTGGATATGTGGAGCAGGGGCCGACGCATTGCGGGAATTGCGATGAGAAGCTTGGCGGAGATGCACTGACAAGCCTGTGTAAAAAGGTAGAAGGCACGATTGAGTACTTCGGATGCTGCAATCGGTGGGAGCCAAAAGAAAGCAAGACCACCGATGAATACCTGACAGACAGAAAATCGCAAATACGCTCAGGATATAGGGCCAGATGAGATTTCGCTTGACAACAGACAAAAACCGTCTATTGTAGGCCACAGCAGCACCCCGTTAGAGCGCTTGCGCTCAAAAGATGTTCTCCGACTAGGGGAAGGAATCGGAACCTCGATTTCATTCTTGAAAGGAGAACAACTTGAACCAGCTGCTAACAATCGGCATGGTGACGATGGAGTCACTGCCGGTCCTCGAAAACGAACTCACCTTCACAAAAGAAGTTGTCAGGGAATATGACAAGGATTTTGCCAAGCAAGGCGCACAAATTGGCACAATTCTGAACATCCGCAAACCGCCCAAATATACAGGTCGAAGCGGTCAGGGGCTTTCAACCGAAGATGCCATCGAAACTGTAGTCCAGTTGGTGCTTACCACGCAGTTCGGCGTAGACACCACTTTTACCTCCGAAGATTTCACCTTGAACATTGAGAACTTCGCTGACAGGTTCCTGAAGCCAGCGATGGCCCGCATCGCCAACAAGATTGACGCAGATGGTCTGCTTCAATACCTCAACGTGGCCAATGCGGTAGGTGTTCCTGGCACGCCGCCTAACGCCTTGCTCACCTACTTGCAGGCCATGCAGAAGCTGAACGACAATGCCGCTGCTAAGACGCCTCGAGCAATCATCATCAATCAGGCCATGGAACCTCCTATCGTAGATGCCTTGAAGGGCTTGTTCCAGTCTTCGGAGCGTATCCGCGAGCAGTACGAGGAAGGATACATGGGCTATGCCATCGGCGCGGCATGGGCGATGGACCAGAACGTGGCTATCAACACGGTAGGGGCTTTGAACGGTGCCACAACCATCACGATCAACGCTGGAGGCCAATCAGGGTCCTCGCTGGTTCTCTCGAACGCCGGCTCGGTAACAGCCATTCTCAAGAAGGGCAATGTCTTTACTATCGGCTCAGCCGCAACTGGCTGCTTCTCTGTTAACCCACAGGAAAAGACTTCCACTGGTTCGCTCCAATGCTTCACAGTCACTGCCGACGTAACCAGTTCTGGCGGCGCGGCGACAGTACCGATCTTCCCTGCAATCGTGCTTAGCGGTCCTTTCCAGAACGTAGTGGCGGCTCCTTCTGCTGGCGCTTCGATCAACGTATTTGGCGCGGCTGGCATCAATTCACCGCAAGGTCTGTGCTTCCACAAAGGCAGCTTCACCTTGGGCATGGCCGATCTGGTTCTTCCTACTGGCGGAGTCATTATGGCCGAGCGGAAGTCCAGCGACCAGCTGGGCCTTTCCATGCGCTATATCAAGGCTTACGACATTAACTCTGACCGCTTGCCAGGGCGCTTTGACGTGCTCTATGGCTGGGCGACACTCTACGGCGAGACTGCTTGCCGCGTGATGGCATAAGGAGACGACATGGCGCTCAACGCAACTACACTCTCGGCGGCAATCGGCACAACGGATACCACGCTCTTGCTGGCATCCGTTACCGGCATTACCGGGCCGAACTTTCAAACAGGATTTGACCCAGTGAAGGGAGCTGGGTCTGGGCCTGTCTATCTGCTAATCGAACAGGAATGGATATTGGTTCTAAATACTCCATCTTCAGCCACTGTACCAGTGCAGGTAAAACGTGCCCAGCTTGGTTCCTGTGCTCAGGCTCATGCCATATCGGCTCCGGTTCTTTCAGGCTTGGCGACAGACTTCCCTGGCCCAATCGCTATCGGCGTGAAGGCGCAACAGGACTTCTTCCCCGATACTCTCGGTTGGTCTGCTCCGGTTGCTGGTGCGGCTACCAACGTTGCAACTGGTCCGCTCTTCCATTTGACCGGCACCACGGCAATGGTGAACCTGACCGCTCCTGCTGGATATGTTGAGGGCGGGTCTATTACCATCGTGTTTGACGGTTCAGCAGCTGGTTTGACCTGGACAGCGGCAGGTAACATCGCCGTAGCCGGAACAGCAACGACTGCCGCTTCTGCCGTGACCTTCATCTTCGACCAAGGCTCCGGCAAGTGGCATCCGAGCCGGTTGGCATAAGGAGATAAGATGGCGACACCTGCTGTTTTGCCAAGTGCGGCAACACCGCTTATTGCTACCCTCAACAAAGAAGGTGCATTCACCAAGGATGTCATTCCTGGACTGCAATCCGGCTTTCAGATGGATTATCGGTCTGACATTACTTTGACCTCTGCGCAGCTCTTGGCATTGCTTGGAACTGCTGTAACTTTGGTTCCTGCGCCGGGGCCGGGCTTGATGCTTTGTCCCGAAACCATCATTCTCAGGATGCTAGGTGGAACGCAGTACACTGACGTTGGCGGGGCCGTTTCCTTCCAAGTCGGCACCATGTCGGCGGCTCTGGCAGCCAATACCATAGTTACGGGGCCAACTTCCGGGCAGCGTTCACAGCAAATCTTTGCATTCACAGGCACTTCCACGGCGGCTAATCCGCCAACCAATGAAAATGCAGCTCTCACCATCAGCAAAGCAACCAACAACTTTGCTGCTGGTACCGGTACACTGCACATCACGGTATTTTACACAGTCGAGACAACGACTTAGGAGGCTAAATGCCAGTAGTCCGAATGCAGCCCCGCAACAACGAAATGGTGTTGATTCGTGAAGTGCGCGACTCAGCAGGGCGCACCGATGCGCAAATCCGCGCCATGGAGCAGAACGACCCCAAACCTCCCTACATTACAGGCACTGACAGGCTCTATGCCGAGCAGGTAGCGGAAGAGAACAAAGTCTATCCGAAGGTTCTTTATCGGCTGGCCATCAAGTACAAGAAAGGGCCGGATGGAAAGCCAAACCTCGAGGAGCCGATCTATAAGGGTGACCGCATCAATCCAAACTATCCGATGCCTTATGCTCTGGCCATTGAAAACGGTTATCAAGGTCAAGTCACCGGCCATGGTTCAGACAAGGGTGTTAACATCGTCCATCCTTATGAGACTTGCTTTGTGCCGATTGGCTGGGACCCGAACTTCCCGACGCCGATTGACGAAGCAGATTGCAAGAAGGACGAAGCCAAGCTGATGAAAGATGGCTGGGTCAACAACCCCAACGATCTAAACCTGCCGGAACGCATTGTTGAGGTGAACTAATGCCGCACAAGAAACAAGGCGCAATCACAGTAGATGCTGCGCACGAACTGTCCGTTCCTGCGAATCATCACACAGCGGCTCTTGAGAGGAATGCGCGGGTAGACAAGCAGGTGCAAAGCGCTCAGAAGGCCAGGCATGAAAGACTTTCCGCTGTCAAGCCGGAACAGCCAAGCACCAACGCTCTGCCGGCGCTGCACGGCTTGAAGGAAGCCAATCACGTCCATCAAGTATTCAAGAAAAGGTAGGCTAATCTGTGAAAGGCGTCGATCTTATCCAGAGTTCGGCGCGTCTGGCTGGAATCCTGGCATCTGGTGAAAACCTTGTAGGCAACGAACCTGCCGACTGCCTGATGATTCTCCAGCAGATGTTGGACGAGTGGCAGGCAGATGGCCTTAAAATCTTTTCTGAGAATATCAACACTTATCCGTTTGTTCTAGGCACGCAGACCTACACTTTTGGGCCTGGCGGGAACTTCAATATCCCTATTCGCCCGGCGCATGTCTCCAGAATGGGTGTGCAGATTCTAAGCAACCCAACACAGCCCTCCGAAGTGCCTATCACTCTGCTCGATGTCGATGGCTGGGCGAATGTGCGCGTCAAAAACATCTCAGGCAGCTATCCGCTGTTCTGTTACAACGACTACGGTTTCCCGCTAATGACTTTGAACTTCTGGGTCATTCCTGGCCTAGCCTCGAATGTCGTTATTTACTCATGGCAGCCGCTTTCAACCTGGCCGGACCTAGCCACAACGGATATAACCTTTCCTCCGGCTTATTTGCAGGCTATCCGCTACAACCTGGCAATTAAGCTGGCGCCAGAATTCTCTGTTCCGCTAGATGCCTCGTTCCAATTAGTAGCGCAGACAGCGGAAATGTCGCTCAAGGCGTTAAAAGACCTTAATCTGCCCAGCCCTATTTTGAAATGCGACCCTGGCCTTTCTGGGACAGGAGCATCCATCTATGACTGGCGCAGCGACACATTCATTGTGAGGCGGTAAGTGTCTAGATTTGATTTTTGTGGTGGCTCATACACGCTCCAAGCCTTGAATGCGGACTGCCAGCGCTGTGTCAATCTTTACGCAGAAATAGACGAATCCGGCAGCGGGCGAAGCAAGATGGTACTCAACCAGACTCCTGGCCTTGCGTCTATAGCCAATCTGGGGGCGGCTCCAAGAGGCCAACTAGAGTACAACGGGCGACTATTTGTAGTAGCAGGCACAGGACTGTATGAAGTAACGCAGACGGCCAGCGGCCCTCCTATCACAGTGACAACAACTCTTCTTAGCGGGGCAACGCTTCTAGCCAATGACGGGCTTCCAGCTTCTCTTGTAGCTAGTCAAACACAACTTCTGATTGCCTCTGGAGGCTCTGTCTATCTTCTGGTCCTAGCTACAAACGTCTTTTCTCAGGTGGCGGCATCGAACTTCACGCTCTCAACCGGCAATGCCCCTGTCAAGCAGGTAGAGTTCTGCGATTCCTTCTTTCTTGCTCTGATTGCCAATTCAGGGACAGTGTGTATCTCGAATGTCTTTGACGCCTCGAGTTGGAACCTGAACGGGCAGATTGTTGTCAGCGTTTTCCCTGAAAACATCGTAGGCATGAAGGTTGACCATCGACAACTGTGGTTAAGAGGCAACAAAAAGACGGTTGTGTACTATGCCAGCGGCTCGATCAATGTTTTTGACGTGGTTCCAGGTGGGTTTATTGAACAGGGAGGAGGAGCTGCCTTTGCCTGCGACAAGGTTGATAATTCATTGTTCTGGCTCGGCCAGGATGATAAAGGCGACCGGGTAGCATGGCGGGCGACGGGCTATAATGCAACTAGAATTTCAACGCATGCCTCTGAACTTGCCTGGCAAAGATTTCCCAAAGCCTCGGATGCGGTCAGCTACGCCTATCAACGCTTCGGGCACAGCTTCTGGGTAGTCCTTTTCCCGTCAGCCAATAGTGGCAACGGAGCTACTTGGGTTTTTGACGTGGCTACAGGGCTTTGGCACGAACGTGATTTATTGAATGTAGTTTCAGGGGCGAGTCTGGGGCATCCAAGCTGGAACCATTCTTTCTGGAATGGCACGCATATCGTAGGCGACTGGCGATCTGGCAACCTCTACCAAATGGATGACAACTTCCTCGACAATGCCGGCGTACCGATTGTCAGGATGCGCCGCGCACCACATATCTCGACAGAACTTGAAGTTATGAAGCATACCCGCTTTGAACTGGATATGGAGACAGGCATTGGCCCCGAACCTCCTCTTCAGACTGGCGGAGGGCCGGCAACAGTAGTGACACTGAAAGATGCTAATAACGTTCTTTGGGGCGTAACCGTTACCGATGCCGGATTGCTGCAAACGACTTCAGGCTCTCTTGGAGCGGTGCAGACAGTGTTACTCAATGCCGGAGCGCATACCTGGCAAGTGGGAATCACGATCACAGGTCTTTTAACTACAACTTCGGTTGCTTTCAATCCAGCCAATCCAACCATACTGACGATAAACGGTCCTAGTACGGCATGGGATTTAGGGGTTACTGTAGCAGGGTTGTTGACAACTTCTAAAAACTTACAAGTCTTTGCTCGAGGTCCGCTGGTATGGCTTAGATGGTCCGATGATGGAGGCCATACATGGTCCAGCAAACAGTCAAGGGATGCTGGGCAGGCCGGGCAGTTTAAGACCAGAGTCAGATGGTCAAGACTTGGCCGGGCACGCATCAGGACGTATGAGATTACATGTTCTGACCCGATTCCATTCAGACTTGTTGATGCTTACGTGAATGGCACGTCAAACACGCCATCCGAGAGACTGACCAGGCAGTATGCCAAGGTAGCCTGATGCCAAACTTTGCTGCACCTCCAGTAGATAGCGATTTTGAAGTGAAAGGGAATCCCCTGCCTTCGTTTCCTTGGGAGCAATGGTTCCAAGCGATTACAAGCAGATTCAATCTCCTGACGCTACCAAGGGCCACTCCAAAGACCTCCTCGGCGCCAGGGGTGACAGATTCCGTCACTTATGACAATAATTTCGTGTATGTTTGCGTAGCGCCGAACACATGGAAAAGGAGCGCACTAACTTCTTTCTAATGGAATATAGGTTACTGAAATACGAGGAATGGGAACGAGTGGAGAGTTCTTTGGCTTCGTTCGGCCAGAAACTCCCTCACAAGGAAAACTCTTTGCTGTCCGTGGCGGAGCATGATGGCCAGATAGCAGGGATTTTGTGCTTTCACCCAGTGCTGCATGGCGAGCCTTTCTGGGTCCATGAAAGCTACAGAGGGCACGTAGACATTCGCCGGTTGCAGCAATCTCTTGTTGAGACGCTTCCTGCCGGCCTCGAGTACTACGCTTTCACTCCTAACCGTAAAATGCGTTGGGTAGCCGGTACTTGCGGAATGAAGCGGTTGCCTTGGGATGTTTGGAAAGGAATCGTCTAGATGCCTCCGCTGGCAGTCATGGCCGCTGTAGGGATTGGAGGAGCGATTACCGGCGCTATTGGCTCATCCAAGGCCGCAGGAGCACAAGCTAATGCCGCTATGTCGGCTGCTCAGTTGCAGCATCAGGACCAGCAAGCCTCTCTAGCCTTTCAGGAGAAAGAATGGCAGACGCAGCAGCAAAACATAGCGCCATGGCTACAGGCAGGAACACAAGGAATCAATACCTTATCGCAGCTTCTAAGTACTCCTGGCCAGGGACTGTTAACTCCCTGGACACAGCAATTCCAAGCACCTACAGCGGCACAGGCAGAAGCTACTCCAGGCTATCAGTTCGCTCTACAGCAAG